CTATCAAAGTCCCGAAGACCCACTTGATAGCCAGGTTTAAATCCATTCCGAACAAAATCTGTGACATCTCCTTCAATATCTCTAAAGGTTGTAACATTTTCCAGGGGGACGGGTGTTGCAGCGGTAATTCTACCAGTAAGCTTTTCTTTACCATATTTGATAAGATATTCGTTAGCGTCTTTACAATCGTCGAATGTGGCGATGTAACATACTTCTGTACCAAGTCTTCTTATAAGTTCTTGCTGTAGAGCTTGGCCAGCTTCGTCTGAATCTACAGCTATAATGATTTTTTCTTGATCTAAGAAATAATCAATTGTATTGTCTAAGTACTCAAGATTGTTTGTGTTAAGAGTGGCGCCGTTGGGGACGGAGACAGCATTAGTAATCCCTGCTTCATGCAAGGCTAAAACGTCCATCTCGCCCTCAACGATCACACAGTACTCATATCCTACTATACTATTAATATTGTAGAATACCTTTTCAGCACCTTTGTAAAGCTTAAAGTTTTTGCGACCATCACGGTATTTCACGTTTACTAGTTGGTCACCAACAAAATAATTAAATTGAATTGCGTGCTCTACTTTCCCAGTTTGGGGCATATACTCATCTCCGTCAGTTACTCCAAGCTCGTATAATGTAGACCTTGATATACCTCGAGAAGCAAACCACTCAGCAACTTTATCGTTGACGGTGGATTGCTCTTCCGGTTGTGTAGGTTTAACATATACTTTCTCGGCTTTACCCTTACGATTAAAAGTATGGAGCTGAAAAGTTTTATTACAATTATGACAAGTACCAAGACCACGTTCCCAATCGTATGAAGCACATTTGTCCTTCTGATTCTTAGGTTTTCTATCGTGAGAACACAAAGGACATATGCCTTGTGATTTTCCCTCTTCAAGACTATGTTGATTGAATTTATCAATCTCGAATCCATTGATCTCTGTTGTCTGCATTAAATGCGAATTGTAGTTGTTAATATTTTATACTGCTATACACAGTTTGTTTAGAATGGCAGGTCGTCTACTGCTGCAGGTGCTGCGGGTGCTCCAGGTGCCCAGCCACCACGGTTGTCTTCGCGGGGTGCTGCGTCTACATTCTGCCCATTAGACCATACAACTTTCACATTGCCTAAATAAACTTTCTCTGCTTTCGCTTCGCGCTCTTCTTTAGACTGCTCAATAATTACTGGACCTTGGTTACCGAATTGGTCAACCTCATCGTTAAGTGTAATTACAATAGGTAAGTACTTTCCTTTCTTACCGTTGATGATTTTTGTTTTGTCAATGTTGTTTAAGTTAATTGACGTTTTGATAATTGAAGCCATAGTATATAATTTATAAGGTTTCGTTAATAAAATAGTTTGTTGGGTCAAAGTTCTCGTCATCTATAAATAGGTTGTACGCTTCAACTGCACGCTCAACCTTCTCTTTACCAGTCTCATAGAACTTATCGGAACAATCAAAGATACCAATTTTTCTAGTGTTTTTGTCAATTGCAAGGAAAATCATATCATAACCAAATAGCTCTCTATATATGTAAGCTTGGCTATCATAGTTGTACTTCTTTGCTGACCATCTAAATCTATCAAGATCTCCAGTTGTCTTAAGGTCTACTATAAGTCCATCGTCATGATTTATAATGTCTGCCTTACCTTTCCATTGCTTACCGAACAGTTCACCAATTGCTGGTTTCTCATATTCAAAATCAATAGGACGAATTAAAGCGCGAGCATAATCATTCTCTAAAACGGTTTCAACTAAAGCTTCAGTCTTATCCGCTTCATGCTGAAGCAGACATAATTCACCACCACTTATCTCTTTGTACTTTTTAGTATTACGAGTAGTAGCTTCAATTATTTTGAAGTTCTTAAGTTTCTCTGGCTCAAGAATAGCAGTATGAAAATAACCACCTACAAGGAATGCAGGTATTCTTGCTGAAGGCTTACCATATTCTAATGGGTTGCTTAGTAAGGTACCTATATCTGAATTAGATAAGAACTGTTTACCAAACTTACCGTAGTAATGTTCGTCTTCTCTTAGTTTCTCTACTGCTTTCTCAATGCTCATATTATAGTTTTTGCAAAGCCACTTCTACATTCGGTGCTAGTTCATACTTCTGCTTGATTGCCTCTAGCTTGCCCCCACCTTGAATGTACTGTACTGCTTTATCGTAAGCTGCATCGTTAGAGCTTGCAATTTTGCTTTTAGCAGGTGCACTCTTTTTACCATGAGTGTTTACTGCGTCAGAGTCTTGAGTATCATCTATAAGAAACAAGTTACCTAATGCATACTTCTTACCGTAAGATGATGCACTACCAAACTTCTGAGGCATTTGCATACCCTTTTGGTCTAGATCAACACCAACCATAGCTGTTGCAATAATAGTAGTCTTACCGTCTGAAAGAGCGGCAGTTGTTTCCATAATAGGAAATGGATCAGACGAAACGATTTGTTCGCTGATAGTTACTGATACACCTAACTCTAGTAGGAAAGGTTTAGTTGCTTCGAGGATATCCTCTGCAGATCGGAAATAGTATTTACCGAATGAATTGAAGCGCGACTTCTTAGATTTGAATTTGGTTTGAATTGTCGCTAGTTTCTCATTTAGTGTCATAATGGTATATGGTTTTAAGTTACACTCTATTTATAGGAAGTCTAAGACTTGTGAAGGGTCGGTGCTAGCGATCAAAGTATCAATAGCTTCCTTCTTAATCTGTGATATCCTCACATTGGCCGTAGCCACATTTATGTTGCAATATACAGCAATTTGCGTTGCTGGCATCTTATCTTGGTCTAAACCGTATGAAAGTCTTATAACATCGTATTGAATAGGTGTTAAATACTGAGTCATTAAACCTAGTAAGTAAGCATTTATTATCGCAATATTATAAGGTTCCGACGTATCAGGAACTTGGAAGTGGGGGTTTTCGTCGTCGTTGTTGTATGCATCGATACTTGAAAAGACACTATTGAAGAACATCGCAACCATGCGTTCATCATCTGGTGACTTTCTAATTTCATTAAGCTTGTGTTCAGGTATACGTACATCGCCTCGGTTTATATCTATAGCGCGTCGTATTGCGCCCTTTATTCTTTTGGATAGGAATGACTTGATTGTTTTTTCGGGGTCTTCAGAATCGAGAATTACGTCCCAATTTATTTTGTCAACTGCAGCTACTAAACCGTAGTTACCCTCTTGAATCAAATCATTTATACTCAATACACCTGAAGCCTGATCAGATGTACTAAATTTTCTTGCCAGGTTTTCGACCAGCGGTATAAACTGTGCTACCAGCATGTCTCGTGACATTTCACCCCAGGTTAAACCTTCATTGCGTGCTATTACTTTCTCTACATCATTTTTATATCGAACGTAGTTTTGTATGTTGTACTTTTTCATTGTCTGTAAGTCTCTCGTAAGCGGCGGTCATGCGCTCGTTGTTAGCGTAGTGGACGTTGCCTATTTGCTTCATCCACCTATCAAAGTTAGTTAATTTTTTCATAAGTCGGTATTTAACAGTTCTTTCTCTTTTTTTAACTCAGCAGACATGTTACGGTGTATGGTACGCGCTGATACTCCTAATGCTTCGGCAATCTTGTTGATTGTAAGCTTTTCGTTATCATCATGAAGCAATAGCATTGCATCATATATTTCAGTCTCAGAAAGCTTTTGTTTGCCTACAATACGGCCCACAATCTTTAGCTTTTCAATCCTATTTAACGGGCAGGAATCTTTAAATATAATCTTTCTCGGTTTATTAGGTGGTCTTTCGTTTAAATCTTTTATAGACACGTCGTGTATAAATGTTTCAAGAGTGTGCTCAGAAAGTGTAAACGTTACAAAACCGTTCTCACGATCGGCTAAGTAAAATGCTGTTTCTCTAAACGCATCTTGAGTCATTGAATGGTTGAGGTGCCATAGTACATGCAGATGCCACTTGAATGACCTGTATGTATTGATCTTAGCTTTAGATGCAAACAAAGCAAAGTATTCACGAGTACCTTCTTCGTAGAAGAATCCCCAATCATATACGTGTGAAGGCTTATCTGTGATAGGATTTCTTCGGTATATAATCTTTCTTCTGTTTAAGTACTCCATATTTCTTTCGTATTTAGACATGTGACGTTAGGGTGCTTTGATTATAATCTTTATTAGCTATTGTCACTATCTAACTCGGGATCAAGAGTTGCAACAAGCACACCCTCATTTTCCGCTTCGCTTTTTATTTTCTCTAGTATGTTATTCATAAACTCTTTCAGTAATAATTGTTTCATTAGCGTTAGCTACACTATGCTTCTCACCTATGTAGTAGTTCCAGTAAGCATCAACTGCGTTATCGCATTTGTACTCGTCCGGCATACACTGAGGCGGGTCGGCCCAATCATTACTTGGTATGTTAGGGGGTAGACTCATTAACACATCACGGCATTTCTCAATAGTTAAGTGCGTACGGCCATAGCGCCGCTTATACTCTTCTCCGAGTGCCATCATGTGATCATATAGCCAAAGGTATGAAAGGTCGTTAGAACGCACCCAAATGGCTGATGGGTGGTTTTTATGTGTAGCTTTATATGGAACGTCATGGTTTCCGTTCTCCCTGTGCGCAGTACAAAGCAGTTGTGCAGACTCTAATATCATCTTAACAACGTGGCGGTTGTACATTACTTTAGCGGCGCTTTCGGGATTGGCGTTTAGGTAAAAAATATTCATCTTTGTGGTGTTTACGGTATAAGTATTCGGTATAGATAAAATCAGCGATGAGCATTAGTAACACGGTACAACACCCGATCATCATAATTATATCAGAGGCCAACATCCTGTTTATCATGGTATAGTGAGTTTATGGATAATGCTGCTTTTTCGTATATGCCAACTTTTATATCATTAACAAATTGGTAAAACATATCATTGATTTCATCGTGTAGTATTTCCCACACGGCTTCTTGCCATGCATCATTACACAATACCCCCATAGTATTTGAATCAAACGTTTCGTTTACCCATTCAGCAACGTCATCAGCATTACCTGGGTTGAATTTGTTTTCAATACAATCCTTAACGAGCTCGGAAGCACCGGCACGTATAGCATAATCACGGAGTTGTAGTTTAGTTGGTTTCATCGTCGTTTAGTTTTTTCTTTAGCATTTTAAGTTTAAGATCAAGGTCAGCTGCGGTATTGTATAACTCGTTTTTAAGTGCTACATCAAATTCTTTTTGCAGTATTTGTATTTGTTGCTCGAGCTCACTTAGCACGCTACCGTCGTTATTTACGACATAGATTTGCGCATTTGCATTAGATTCTTCAAGGTCAGCAAGAAACTTAGCATCGGCTTCTTCTTGCTTAATAAATAACTTTTCTACAATAGCTTCAGCTAAGCGTTCAATTTGATCGTCGTTGAGGTTAAACTCGTTTGTATTTGAATTTGGCATTGATTATATTTTTATGGATAAACTTACCTTTGCTTTCGGCGGTAAAGAGACCGTGGAATAAGAAGCCAGGTATATTACTATAGATGTACTTTGTTTTAGTGTTTTTAAACTGCACAAGTAAGTCGTTGGTTTCGTGATTGTAGTCGGCAAAATCAATCATTGAGCTGTCGACGTTAATGGTGGTTGTTACATTAGTTGTCATAGTATTTTGGTTTTATTTGTTACATATATATTATCGTTAGGTGTTCGTGTTGGTTTTGTAAGAACTTAATCTGCTTCAATTCCGTTATCGTCTAAGTCTCGTAGACATAAATCTGTTATACTCATCTCTCTTTGGTGTTAAAGGTTAAAAAAGACCCCATTAACTGCGTGTACCTTGCAGAACCTATGCGCCTTGTTCTTATGGGTAAGGGGTGGGGTCATCTCTTAAATATTAAAGGTTTGGTCAAATATTATTTTGATTTTTGGGTAGTCAATTAGACAACTACCCACATATTCTTCAGCAAACTCACACATCACCTCTTTCTCTTTCTCAAGCAATGACTCTGCTAACTCAAGTATTCTTTCGTTGTACATATAAGGTATACTATCATCATCATTGATACGTTGCTTGATTATATCAATCAACTCTTGCATTGGTGTTTTCATTTCTCTTTTTTTTTAAAGGTGTCAAGCATTTTGCGCAGAATAGTTGACATAATGTTCTATTAAAGACACAAAACCCTATTGTTCTGTATCATTATTGGCTTCTAATTTCTCAAGCGTATCCTTCAGTATCACATTCCAAGCATACTTATCCTTGTCAGCGTTCCAAAGTTTCTCGTACATCTCAAGTAGTATCTCTCTATTCGTCATAATTTTACCCTTATTTTGTTACAAACAATCAACATTTTTACCCTTATTTTGTGAGGATTATAAAGGGAGGGAACGAATAACCATTCCGTTTATTTAAGTTAGTAAAAACCCCTCCCTCTATCACCATAAGGTATTGTCAATTATTAGGCTTAATTAATAGTTAGTGCACCTTATTCTATAAATCTTTTTCTATATTCTGTCTATCAATATACCTGCGCCACATATTAGCTGCCCACGCTTTTCTTTGTCGTTTGTTTTTGTAAACCTTACGTAACCTCGCATTAGCGATACGTAGAAACTGTTTCATCTTGCTCATAATAGATTTTTTAGTCTTAAACATTCAGTATTTAAAGTGTCAACACGTTTTTGTAGTGTTTTATTGTGCTTTTGTGTTTTCAATAAAGTGCTTTTCAGTACTTCGGTCTTATCATTGTGTTCTCGCTCTTGTGAGGCAATGCGCTGTTTATAAGTTTCAATAATATGATCGTGGTATAAGTCGGGATCAACTTGCATTGCACGATCTCTAATAACGCTATAAACTTTTTCAGTGTTAGCACCAATGATATCAGTTAAGCAAGCGTGTATTTCGGTATAGATCTCACGGTATTGTGCATCGAACCTATAATTGCTTTCGTGGTTTTTCATTGCATGTATAACGGTAGCATGGTCTTTATTAAGTATGTTACCTATAGTACTTAGTGATAAGTTTGTTATTTCGCGGCAAGCAACGAAGAAAGAAAAACGGTATAGCACATTTCGGCGTTCGCGGTTACGGCCTACATCATGGGTTTCTTCAATGGTTGACCAGTAATTGCGGACTAGCAATTGTTGATCGAAGGTTGCATCTATCATTAGTGTTGTAGTATTTTAATATCTTTCTTACCCTTGCCTAATATGCCACTGCATAAGCCACACTTGGCGCAGTTAGATTTAAAGCCTGCTTCTTTAGAGGCTGGACAAGATACGGCTTTTTCGGAATTGTCATGGCTTGCAATAAAAGATCGGTATGATTTATCACGAGCTTCGTCGGCTTCAGCTTGATTGTGTACGGAAGCCATAAAGTATTTACCGTGCTCGGCAGCAAATGGTTTTTGCCATTGGTGGGTATAGCCGGTCCAGGTTTTAGCTACTGCGACAATCGCAGCAACAACATTAGGTGCGATAAGCGACGGCTCACCATACGTGCCAAATCTTACATAAGACCCCGAAGCTAACTTCAGTAACTGCTTGAATTTCAAATCGTTGAAGGGGCTGAGTTCTTCAGGTTTGATACTTCGCAGCAATGAAAGGAAGCCGACGTATTGTTGGAATTTGTGCGTATAGCAACCGCCGTTACCGTTACCTAAAGAAAATGGGCAGTCCAGACAATTTGAGTGATCAAGTGCAAAGAATGCTTTGATACCAAAACCTTTGCTTGTAGTGGCCAAACTCCACTGCTCGTAGCTAAAGGTATACGTTTGTAGAACAGGTAAACCATCTGATATCTTAGCGTTTGTTGTTTTGCCTAAGCGTGCAACGAATACATTGCTACCGTCAAACCAAATTACTTTCTTGCTCATTTTCTTTTGTTTATTATATTATCGTTGGGTACTCGTGTTAGTTTTGTAAGACCGATCATTAGCATAACAAGGCAAATTAAGGAAAGACTTGCTTTGCTAAATCACGGCCTTACATCTCGTAACTAATCGAGTAACACCATATAGGCCTCGGGGTTTGCAAGTCGGAACCAACCTAGTCCCTGTTGCATTACTCTATAAGCGCCAAGAGATTCAGCGCCTAGAATAAGATCGTACATAGCGAGTTCATTCGCATTTAATTCTGCAACGTCGCCAGTGTATGGGTTACGTGCCGTGCCACCCTCAGTGTACACTTCGCCATCAAACCATTTAGGTAGTGGGCGCATTTCGTTATTTGTTTTTTTCATCTTCAAGATTGGTTTTATAGTTATCGTAGTTAGTATATAAGCGGTCACGTAAAGCTGCTTCAATTTCGTATTGCTCAAGCTCGCAGTATATATTGCATTCTTCGGCATATTCTAACTCACGCAGTACATCATCGGCATCAGGTTGGTTGTAGTACACGTTATCGCATAAGCATATACCCTCGTTGGTTGATCGCATTACCCATACATCGTAGCCATCTGCAGTGTACTCGTTATTGATAGTAAAATCAATATCGTAAGGGTGGTCGTCGAAGAAAAACTTTAGTTCGCAACCTTGCACGGTGTTGTACTCAGCAAGTAGTGCATCAAAGGTTTTAATGTCATCGGGGTCTTGTGGTATAAAATCACTCATCTTATTTAGTTTTAGGTTCGTTAAACATATAATCACCGTGGCGCAACTCAACGCTGGAAGCACCTAGCCAGTCGGCTTCTGCAAATGTGGATATGTAGTTTGCATCGTCGATAGTTAAATCATGGTAGCGGTATTTGCTTTGTAATAAAGTCAAACAGCGGTCAACAGCAAATTCGTATTTTGTGCGGTTGTGCATTAGTTTGCCTAACAATTCAGGCTTTAAGCGGTCATAAAGAGTTTCCATAGTTACAAGATTTTATTTGTTACAATTATTTTATCGATCCGGTGTCGTGTTGCTTTTGTAAGTACCACTCGAGCAAGGCATCAAGGTCCATAAGTATTTTAGGGTCAGCAGCGGACAATGGGTTACCATAGCCGTCAGCGGTTACGAATTCGTCGTCCCAGTCGTATACTTCATTGGTGCTGTTGATTAGCGTACCGTTGATTGTGAAACCGAATGTACTGAAGGCTTCGTCGTCGTTGGTGTATAGCATGTCGGTGAAGTAGTTGACTTCTTCGCAGTATTCGTTCCAGAGAAATACGATTTTATCGTAACTCATTTGATTCAGTTGTTGTAGTGTCATTTGATGTTAATTTGAAGGTTACCAATTGCTTTCACACACTCAAAGAACAACTCGTCATGCACTGCACTAAAGTCTTTCATGTAAGGGTCGTGTTCTAGTACGTCTTCCATATAATTAGATACGGTAGAGTACATGTTGTCTAGTACGGCTTCGGTAATAACCGTAGCATGCGTAGTGAGTTCTTTCTGTGTCATATCGTTT